GGCGGTTCTTGAGTTCGGTGAAAGCCCGAAGGACTGGAAAACTCTCTGGCCTAAATCAGACCGCCCATGGCAGGGATCCGAAGAAGAACCAGCAAAAGATGGTTTATATCCTCGCTGGGATGGACACCACCTATCAATGCGTAGATCAGCTCTCGATCCGAAAACATGGTCGATGGTTTATCAGCAAGCAGATGTTGATGAAGATTCGACATTTAATGTCACCTGTGTAAAAGGCTCTGTAGATCGTATGCGAATGATTGGGCCTTTGGTTTCTGGAAACCCCGGACACCCAGAGGAGACAGAAGGATTTACCATCGTTGCAGGGCTTGACCCAGCAATCGTTGGTGATACAGCGGCCGTAGTAATGGCTATAGATCGCCGCCGTAAAAAGCGTTATGTACTTGATGCGGCAACAATTACTCGACCTTCGCCACAAGCGATCCGTGATCTCATCACAACATTTACTGATAAGTACAAACCGTCTGAATGGATGGTTGAACGAAACGCATTTCAGGGCTACCTGACACAAGATGAGAATCTACGGATGTGGTTAGCCAACCGTGGAGTGATGCTCCGGGAACATACAACATCTCGCAATAAGTGGGATGTCGGCTTCGGTGTGGCAGCGATGGCTCCTTTGTTTGGATCTGTAGATCATCAAGCAAAACATCGCAAAGATAACTTGATTCACCTTCCATCGGATCGACATGAAGGTATCAGGTTACTAATCGACCAACTTGTCACTTGGTCACCAGAGACAAAGAACAAGACCGACTTGGTTATGGCTCTTTGGTTCTGTGAGATTCGAGCCAGAGAGATCTGTCAGTTCGGAGATTACGGTGGCAAGTTTATGAGAAATGAGTTTTTAACTCGATCAGACCAGAATCGTCAAACGGTTGTAAACCTAGACGAGTGGGCTGCTAGTAGAAGAATCGGTTAAAGGAGACTAAATGCTTACTCCACAGGAAGTAGCAGCAAAGGTACAACGGCTAAAGCACCGTAACATGGATCGTGATCGCCGTATGTCCGATGTACTTGCTGTACGCCAAGGAAAGATGCAGGATGTTTTCTTTGGGCAATTCTCTGACGAATATCCAAAACCACTTATTGCAAACATGGTGGATATCGCAGCTCGTGACCTAGCGGAAGTCACAGCCCCACTACCTGCTATTAACTGCTCTTCATCTAACATGACTAGCGATGCTGCAAGGCGTAAATCGGAGATCCGTACACGCATTGCAAACCATTACGCTAACAAATCAGACCTACAACTACAGTTCTATAAGGGTGCAGACTGGTATTACACCTATGGATTCTGTGCAGGTATCGTTGATATTGACTTTGAAACTGATACTCCACGCATTCGTTTGCTCGATCCATTCGGTCTTTACTATGACAAAGATCGATTCGGTAATGTAACTTGCGTTTCTCAGACCATCATCATGGATGTTGAGTCGATTATCTACCAGTATCCAGAGCATACAAACAAGATTAAACAGAAGTATCGTGGGCAGAACGCCAATGTAGCGATGATTCGTTACCACGATAAGTACCAAGACATGATCTTTATCCCAGATCTTGACAATCTGGTTCTATCAAATACCCCAAATGTCATCGGTCGAGTACTCGTTGACATTGCAGAACGCCCAACTGTTGATGGTCAAGCTCGTGGTCAGTTCGATGATGTGCTTCCAGTACAGATGGCTAAGGCTCGTTTTGCTCTCCTACAACTAGAAGCAGCAAAGAAATCAGTAGAAGCACCGATTGCTATCCCACCAGATGTCCAAGAATTTGCTCTTGGCCCTGATGCATTACTTCGTTCTAACACTCCAGAAAGAATCCGCCGAGTTCCAATCGAACTTCCGGGTGGAGTATTCGCAGAATCATCTAATCTTGAACGAGAACTCCGCATGGGATCTCGTTATCCAGAAGGTCGTACAGGTCAGATTGATGCATCTATCGTTACTGGTCGTGGTGTACAGGCTCTTATGGGTGGCTTTGACTCACAGGTCAAGGCTGCACAAGCAGTATTCGCTAGATTCCTAATCAATCTCATCGGTATTGCATTTGAGGTAGACGAGAAAGTCTTCCCTAATGATCGCAAAGTTATTCGTGGAACCGATGACGGTACACCTTTCGAACTAAACTACACACCATCTCGTGACATCAAGGGTGATTACACCGTAGATGTTCAGTATGGTCTCATGGCTGGACTCGATCCTAATCGTGCAGCTATCTTCGGATTACAACTTCGTGGTGACAAACTCATCAGCCGTGATTTCCTACGCCGTAATCTTCCATTCTCTATCAATGTCACACAAGAAGAGCAAAAAGTTGATATCGAAGATCTTCGTGACTCACTACGCAACGCCGTATCACAATATGCAACGGCTATTCCAATGCTTGCAACACAAGGTGGCGACCCAACAGAAGCGGTTAAACGAATCGCTGACATTATCCAAGGTCGTCAAAAAGGTGAAAGTTTGGAGCAGATTGTTTCTAAAGCATTTGCTCCGCAGGAACAGCCAGCGGCGACTGCGATGGCCCCCGGTGCTTCGCAACCATTACCCCCTGAAATGATGGGTATGGTTCCGGGAGCGGCCCCGGCTGCTGGCTCCCAAATGGTGGCTGGCCCCGGTCAGTTCTCAAGACGGACAGATCTAGCACAAGGCGGATCTCCGCAAATGTCACAACTATTAGCAGCCCTAACTGGGGCCGCTTAAACGAACAAGGAGGAAATATGTTCGGCACAAAGAAAGGCAAAGTTGCCCCAGCACCAGTTAAAGGCCCTATCAAGCCAACTGGAACTCCAAAGGGCAAGTCTGCAATGCAAAAGCTTGGCGAAACCGGTAAGCCAGCATCAGCAGGTGGAAAGAAAGTTAGTTAATAACGCTTAGAAAGGTCGGGCTATGAGTTACGATCAAGAGTCTAATGACATCGATGATATGTTTTTCTTAGCCCGACCTGCTAAGAAATTAGATTTCATATACGCATTTGTTGCATTTATGTACAACATAAGCGTTTCATTTACAGAATTTTTCTCTCTTCTCTCGAAGATTATACATTCGCATTCGGTTAACGAAGCCAAGAAGCGATATATGTGGGAGAAGTTATCCAATGACATTGAAAAAATGGAGGCTAAGAAAGATGGCTGAGTACACAGGAAGACAAGCAGCTCAGTACATCCCGGGTGGTGCATACGGTGAGGGATCAGAACTCATGGCATTGCAAACTGCACCGGGTGTAAACCTTGCAGCCTCTGAAGTTTCTGCTGCACAAATGGGTGCAGTTGCTAACGCTGTTCCAATACAGCGACCAACACTAAGTCTTACAACACCTAATCCAGACAAAGATGTTCCTATTACTGATGGTGCATCGTTTGGCCCGGGTCGTGGCCCTGAAGTTTTACCAACTCCACCTTTGGCACAAGACCCAACTGCCCAACTCATCATGTCGCTGGCTGAACTCTATCCAGATCCAGATCTCACTCGTCTGGCCCAGCGAGTTAAGGCAGAGGGTCGTGCTTAATGACAGTAGTCGGCGGAGTTAAAGGCACAGGAAGTCTGCCGAGTGTAGTTGGAAACATTCCTCTACCCGGAACTCCTGAATATGATATTTACAGACGGCAGCAAGAGAACCGTTACCTCAATCCACAATTTGCACAGCAAGTTGCTGGAATGGCAAAGGCATATCCAAATGCTTCTGCTGGTGTAGTTCTTGGTCTTGCTAAGGCTGGTGCAGTTCCTTATGGTCAGACTGCTACTGCTGCTGCAACCATGGATGGTCAAGCACTTATCGATCAACAGCGTGAAGCTGCTAAGGCTGCTGCTGCTAAATTGCGTGAGCAGAATAAGACACCTAAGGGATCACCTGCCGACTTTCTTGCACCACTAACTCGTACAGCATTCATGCTTTTGTCTACACCATTTGAAATGCTCGAAGCAAGCGTTCGTAATGCTGTAGCAGGTAGACCATTTTCAAATACTTTTGACGAGACACAAACTGGTCAAGCACTTAATCAGTTGTTTAGAACTGGTCGTATTGATGTCGGTACTGGCTTTCTTGGAACAGATGTAACCTCTGAAGTAGGTAAGGCACTCCTTGCAGCAAAGATTGCTGCTGGCCCAAAGATGAAGGGTGGAGTTCCTTGGACTTATTCCACAGGACTTACTCAGGCACTCTTTGACGATCCTGAGACAAAGGCTGCTCGTACATTCCAAGCAGTATCTGGATTTATCCTTAACCTCGCTGCCGATCCATTGACTTATGTTCCCGGTGTTGGACTACTCAAGATTGGTAAAGAAGCAGGTAAGTTTGGTGTAACACTTCGTGTTGGCCCTAAGGCAGCAGCTCGGGCAGCCGAAGCCAAGAAGGCTCCAATCAAGGCTGTGGCTCGTGAAGCAGAAGAGACATTGCCAGAACTTGCAAAGGTTCGTGCAGGTAAGAAGGCTGCATCTGGTGATCTTCGTATGCTCGAAGGTGACTTGATTAAACTTCAAGATGATTACCAAGCATTGCTTCCAGAGTTATCTCGTAATCGAGATCTTGTATACCAAGCAAAGTGGGATTCAGATCTACTCGATGCTACTTATGGTGACCTCGCTGGAAAGCGTAATGATCTTTTCTCTGCTCTCAAGTCTGAGACTTCTCGATCTGAAGCACTCGTTGGAGATAAGCGTAAGGCTGAAGAGTTAATTGCATTCCGTCTTGAACTCAACAATGCTGGTCGTGCAGCAGAAGTTCAAAGCGTTCTTGATAAAGGTTTTGATGTAGTCACTCAGTCTGCTGAAACTCTTGCTCGTCAAGAGCAGTTGGCTCCCGGACTTATCCATACAGTTGAAGAAGCAGCACTCAAGAAGGGTGCAAGAGCTGCAACTCAGGGTATCCGTAATGGTGCAGATGTTGTCGTTCGTGTTGCTGCAAAGCAGAAGCCACGACTTATCAAGTGGTCTGGTCTTATCAAGGCTGGAGATTCACCACAGGCTACTCGAGTTGGTAACGAAATTGGATCCAATCTAATTGATGTTGGAACAGCAGCAGGTATCCAAGAAGCAAAACTTCAAAATGTTCTTGATGTTATCGATACACCGGGTGCAACACACGGAGATCTAGTAGCAGCAGCTCAACGAGCAGGTATTACAGATCAGTTATATCTGGCTTATGAAAGATCAGGTATCCAAGGTTTTAGTAATGTTGGTGCAACTCGTGGTATGGGTGGTGGCGGATTCGCTTACTTCCCACGAACAGTTGATCCATTCGATGCTAAGTTGACAGACTTTGCTCGTCTTCAGGCTGATGCTATTGCATCTCCAGATGTTCGTGACTTTGGTATGCAAGAGTTCACAACTCGTATGGGTATTACCCAGCAGGTTCAAGGACTTACTGAAGCAGCAGCGACACCTCGACTTACTGTTCAGCAACAAATTGCTAACCTCGACACACAGATTTCTGAAGTCGAGAAGGTTAAGGTTTTACTTAACGAAGAATATACCAAGGCTAACAAGTCTTATCTTGATAACCTCAAGATGATTGAAGATCGAATCAAGGAGCAGAAAGCTCTACTTGAGAAGATTACAGAAGCTAAGGGTGCAGAACGCATAGCTCTTGAAGCAGAGTTTGGTTTGATGAATGTAGGCGAGAAGTCACTTCTCAATTACCAGCAAGCAGCCAAGGCATTCTTTGGCCCATTGGGTCAGAATGTTGCAAAGATGGTTGCCGTTCACTATGGCCCAGATGATTTCTATGATGTATGGCGAGCATTCAATGGAGATATTACAGTAGATACAGCCAAGCGACTTGCTGCTGCTACATCTGAGAAGGAAGTTCTACAGATCCTTGCTCGTGAAGCAGGTCTTGATATTTCAACAGGTACTCGTCTTGGTCTTGCTTCTCAGTCTCGTGCATTAGAGTTCAAGTCTGGTATCTATGCTCCGAACTCACTTAAGTTGCACCATGCACTATTTGAGAAGTTCTTCCTTGATGTAACCGCTAAAGGTTTTTCCAAGGTAAAGGACAGTCCATTTGGTCGCTTTGCACCTACTAAGAATTTGATCCATCTTGATGATGTTGATGAACTTGTTCGTCAAATGAATGACACCTTGCCGTTCCTAAAGGCATCTCCTAGATTGCAACAGGATTCAGTTAAGGCAATGATGTCAGCGACTACATCCACAGAAAGATTCAATATCTTCATTGATACGATCAAGTCATTGGTCAAAGAGAAGGCACCGAATCTAACTGAAGAGCAGTTGAAACTTCTTGATGATGCAGCACGAGTATTCAAGAAGGAACAGGATGCTAACAGAAGATTTTTGGCACAGGTTGATGGCAATACAGCATCAACAGCAGAACAGATTATCGATGGGCGGAAGATCAAACTTTCTCCGAATGACCCACTACTCGACTCTCAGTTGGCTAACTTTGTTAAATGGCCTGACCTCGATGCCTTCCGCCAGATATCTGGAAAGACTCGCTTCCTCTCAAGAAACGCATCAGCCCAGCAATTCCGAGCAGTAACTACCGATCTTTTTGATTCATTCTTCAAGCAGACAGTTCTTGTATATCGTGTCTCTTATATTCTAAGAAACATTGGTGATATGCAGGTTCGTGCATACCTTGGTGGATCATCAACATTGTTCAACCATCCATTGCAGTTCATTGCAATGATGCTTGGAAATCCAGCAGGTAGCAGGTCAAAGAAGTTCCTGAGCCAGTTCTCTCGATTCGATAAGAATGTCTTCGGTACTCGCTTTGATGAACTTGCCAAAGAATTTGATTCTGCTTCGTTCAAGGGTGCCGTTCTTTCTGATGCAGATCAGTTTGCAGCCATGATGAGCCGTGGTGTTGGTATGGGTGTCGGTCAAGGAACAATGTCCTTGTCTCAGGCTCTTCGTACTGGTATGCGGTTTATCGACTCTACCGAAAAGGGATTCAATCGTGCATGGGCTGGAGCAATTCTTCAGTACCGTGAATCATCTCTTGCTCGTCTAGCAGCAGGTGGACTCACAGGTGGTCTTCGTCAACCGGGTGGAAAATTAAAGCCTTGGTTTGCTGAAGCACCAGAATATATTGCTAAAAAGCAAGCACAAGGTTTCGATCTATCTCGTGATTACAATCAACTCATTGTTGACTTTATGTTCGAGACCAAGCAGGGTCGTCTGCTTCGTGAACAGATTGCTAAGGTAGACGAGACTAATCGTGCATTGTTACTTTCAGCAGATGAAGCAGTAGCTAAGAAGGCTATGTCTTTCTACTTTGAGACAATCCTTAAAGGTGTTGATAATGTATCAGCAGGTCGTCAAGAGATCCGTGACTTCATTGCTGGCAAGCAACTTCGAGATGTTAAGGGTGCCGTACAGAAGTTTGATCCCAAGGGTACAACCGCTAAGGATGTATGGCTTGGTCGAGTTCTCAAGGACTACCGCCAGACAGCAGATGTCTCTTCTGCTATCGGTCAGTTAAAACTTCCTGCCGATGATATTCGTGCCGTTGCTTCTCTTCGTGGTCAATGGGATAAGGGAGCCAACTGGTTCTTCCGTACATCTGCACAGTTCGAAAAGAGAGCAGCACTTGGCCCAGAGTTCCAGCAACAGTATTGGAACGGCGTAGCAGATAACTTCAACTTGCTATCTAAGGCAGAAGCAGAAGATATCCTCAAGGTTGCAGAACAAGAACTTCGTGACATCAAGGTATTTGGTATCAAATCTGGTACCACTAACCCAGCATTGGTTCGTATGCGTGAGGCAGTCAAGACACTTGATGATCGAGGTCTTACAAAGACTGATATCGATGCTATCGGTCAGCGTTATGCTGCCGATCAGGTTCGTAAACTTTACTACGATGCAACTCGCCAGAAGCAGTATGCAGCTCAGTTCCGTTTGGTTGCACCCTTTATTCAAGCATGGGCAAACACCATTGGTGTATGGAGTAAGTTGATTACCAAGGATGTGGCTAACACATTCCGTCTTCAAGGTAAGGCTCGTACCTATAAGGCTGCTAATGCTTTTGAGTTTTTGACTCACCCAGAGACTGGTGTTATCTACGAGTGGACTAACTCCAACTGGTCAGATCCATCACAAGGATTTATCTATAAGGATCCAACTTACGGAGATCCAAGATTTGTTATGCCACTTGCTGGCAACATTCTTGGTGCAATGCTTGGAACAGTCACAGGTGAGAAAGTTCCGGGTATGCCGGTATCTCTTTCGATCCCATCTCTGAACCTTGCTTTCTCTAACGAGTTATTACCGGGTGTAGGCCCTGCTATTCAGCTTTCATTGGGTCGATATATCAAGGATCAGAACGGCTGGATTGCAGACCAACTACGAGACATCATTTACCCATTCGGGGCCCCAGAGGGCAAAACAGGTCTCATTGAGACTTTCACCCCAGCATGGGCTTCTCGTATCCTCTACGGCCTTGGTATGGACTCTTATGAGGCAAAGAATATCTCTACCCTCCGACCATTAATGGCATACCTTGCATCTACTGGTGAGTACGGAGACTTTCCTCTTGACGGTCAATCTCAGGCTAGATTGCTTGAAGATGCTGGTCGAGTCAATCGAGTCCTTGCCTTATGGCGTGGTATTACCCAGAATCTTTCTCCCGGAGCTATCTCTCCACAGATCCTTGCTAAAGACAAGGAAGGGGAGTTCCATGTACAGGCTTTGATGTTCAATGACTTCATCCAGATAAGAGCCAACAACCCAGACAGTTACGAACTTGCTGTAGCTAAGTGGGCTGAGAAGTACGGATATAACTCCTTGTTCTCATTGGTATCTGGAACTCGTGGTGGTATCACACCTACCGATGAAGCATGGAAGTTCTATACATCGAACCGTGATGATGCAAACCAGTTCCCTAATGCGTTTGCCCTCTTCTTTCCGGGTGGACAATACTCACAAGAGTTTGCAAAGTGGCAAGAACAGCGTGGACAGAGATTCCGTTTATCACCTGCTGAAATGCAGATGGAAGCGGCTCGATATGTCTACACGGCTCGTAAGGCTAAACTGCAACAAGATATGACAACAGCCGTACAACAGGGTGCAGATCCTAAGATGGCTAATCAGGTTTACTTGACGATGAAGTCAGCACTCGATGATGAGTTTGGTGGACAACCAGACTTCAGAGCTGCTGGTGTTCCTCGTGAGACACTCGTCAAGGAAGTAATTGCTGCACTAGAT